CGCCACGATGTTGACGATTCAGCGGCGATACCATTCCAAAATGGACGGGTACACCCCATTCCAAGTGTTTCAGACACTGATCACGGCAATGGCAGCCACTAGGGGACTAACACTGTGGCTCAGAAAGAACGGTGCGACGGACGACACTCACCTGCTGCATATCAAACGACCACGTAGTTTGACGGAGTATTTGTTGCCGGTGGTAGAAGTGTTACCTAGTTCAGAACTATCTGCAGAAGGTCCAAGAACCTAGACCCCTTGACTTCTATTGGCCCATACCCTACTGTATGTGTGTCAAGCTATTTTGCTTATTGGCATGAAACTCAAGTGTACCATCTGCAAATCCACCACTTACTCGGAAGCATCACATGAAAATCACAAACTCTGGTCTAGTAGACCGAATCGCAGAAGACCTCGATGGGGCGTTCACTAAGACAAGTATCAAGCGTGTGTTGGACGCACAATCTGCGCTGATCACCAGCGAACTGGCGCAAGGCAATGAAGTCATCATCAAAGATGTCGTTACTTTAGGCTCCAAGTTGCAAGGCCCACGCCCTGTACGTAACCCTCAGACTGGGGAGTCGTGGATTCTGGAAGCCCACAACAAACCTGTAGCGCGGTTCGCTTCTACGCTGAAGACGGCTGTGAAGGGTGTGAAAGGTTAATCCATAATCTCTATCTGGGGCTACCCACGCCGGGTCTAGTAGACTCGGCTGCAAGGGTATTAAAATGCACATAACCTCTTTTGACCTTTTGATGTTCGTAGGGTTGGCCTTATTGCTGGGATTTTTCGCTGGCAGGTGGGCGAGATCAGAGGCAGAGTATCTGTTAGAATCCCAAGTCTCTGACTTGAAACGGCACGTAGAATCACTGAAGTCGTGGATAGACTCGGAACGTCAGCAGCTATCGTCTAAGCCCCGTAACCGCTTAACAGATTCACACAGGCAGCAGAATGGCACTCCCTAAAGTACCGACAGCAGACAGCAGAAAATTCGTCACCGGGTACGACCCGGAGTTGTCTGCTGCGTCATTGCCGGATAGTGGCCACCATGCGGGCAGAGCATCATACAACCTATCTTTGTCTGATCCTGGCACTGGGGTAGGTAATCCACTGGAATTCCCTGATCCGCGCCCGTCCCCTGCTGTGGTGGCTAGGGAGGCGAAGGCCGCTGCTGAATTAGAACGCCAACGCCTTGATAATCAACGACGTATCGCAGCCGAAGCAGAGAAAAAACGGCTGGATGAGGAAAAGAGGGAAGCAGCAGATGCACGTAGGCTCGCTGTGGCTCAGGCAAAGGCTAAGGAGCAGGAAGCAAAGGCTCGGCAGCAAGAGGCCAAAGCTCAAGCCAAGGCACAGGAATCCAAAATGAAAGAAGCCAGTAACATCGCCAAGTACGGACATTCACTGCCGGATGGAAGCAGTCACTCTGCAAACTCAACGGGTTACGAGGGCTCCTATACTCAGGAAGCAGCCTACGAGGTGGCCAATGCCATCAAGAACGGCAAACTACCTGTGGATGACGCTCAGTACCTACTCAAGTTGTTGCAGCGACATTACGGTGAACCCGACAAGCCTGTCAACCAACAAACTCCCTATGGCGTTGGATTCGATCTGATGTCTGAGATTGAGGAGCAGCTTGAGATCGTCCGTGCAATGAAGAATCAGGTATTTACTTTCTCAGGGTCAGTAAAACCTGGCGTGGAGTTCAAAGACGCCAAGGCAGTTATGGACTCGAACCACAGGATGATCGGGACGTTGATGACCCACATGAAAGAGCTAGTGAATATGAGAGCACTGCAGGAAATTGAAGAGGCCACTCACAAGGCTATTGAGACACTGCCTCCTGAGTATGCTGAGAAATTCCACAGTGAGCTGGCTAAGAGACTGAAGGGGCGTGGGAAGTGAAAAACCCCTATAAATTTCAACGACCCGCTGGAACTCGGTATATCGTCAACGTGAATGAATGGAACAAGGTCTTCGGCACGCGAGGCCGGTGGCCATTTGTCACCTGCCATGTGTTTGTTGACCACGGCAGAGGCAAAGCAGTGGTTCACTTCTACTACACATGGGTGGCGAAGATTGTAGTGGTAGTTTTATTTCCGGTAATCGTACTGATGGACGGGTTCAGGCAAGCTGCAGAAGTCGTAAAAGACTGCTGGTTCCAGAAAACCAGAAGGGCTTTCTCAACCGATCAAGCGGTTGCTGGCAGAGAAGACTGGAATAAACTGATGAAGTTGATCAGGTGGGACGGCAAATGAACACGCTGTTTTATGTTACCGGCTTGATCGTGTGGATGCTGCTTTTAGCCACCGCCGTATTCGCAGTGTCGGTACTACTTTGGGACCACCTCTCAACAGCCGTAGCTTACTGGTGGATTAGGGTTCGAGCGGAGAAGCTCTATCCTGACAATAGCGACCTGAAGAAAAGTCTCACCAAGAATAAATTTTGGCAAATAAAACTTCTTTGGTTAGTGTTAATCAGTATAGAGGACATGGCAAAACTGAAAGGCACCAAAATTTCATATTGGTGCTGGACTGCGGATTTCACTAGTTGGTGGCCAAAGGTCGACGTAATTAAGCCTGAAACTACTGTCCAAGCCGGGGATAAAAATGGCCACTAAACCCGCCCACCAAGCTGATCCAGATTCACTAAGAGAAGGCTACTTATCTCGCATTGAAGCGGCTACGGACACTGCCTCCAGCCGGACGAACCACTCTGCATGGGTTCAGAAGCATACGACTTTGCAGGGCGATCCGTTTAACTTCAAACACCACGAAATGCAGGTGGATATTTTTGACGACCCAGCCTCTCGTATTGCTGTTCGCAAGTGTTCTCAGGTAGGCTTGTCAGAGCTTCAGGTCAGAAAACTGCTGACAATCTCTGCTGTAATGAGGTATGTGAGAGTCATCTATACCTTGCCGACTCGTCAGTTTGCCATGAGGTTTGCTAAAGACAGGGTGGACACCACGATTGAGCAGGCTCCGATGATTTCGGGGATGTTGAAGCGAGGCAGCGACTCTGCAGAGCAGAAAGTATTTACAAACGGTAACGTACTTTACGTTACAGGTACATACGGTGACAATTCAGCAATATCCGTACCTGCAACTTACATCGTAAACGATGAACTAGACTTCTCGAATCAGGAGGTGGTGTCGAAAATGTCCTCTCGCCTGCGCCACGCAGAGGAAAATGAGGACGGATACCGTGGGTTCCACTACAAGTTCTCGACCCCGACCCTGCCCGGATTTGGAGTGACTAAGGAGTTTGAGAAGGGAGATCAGAAATACTACGCTTGCCGATGCTCCCGCTGCAATCACGACAACATACCTGGCTGGTACACGCATTTTACGGTGCCCGGTTACGATGGGGACATGAGGGAGTTCGATGCCCAGCTTGCCACTCCACTGATTGACTCCGACAAACATTTGGAAGCCTACATCCGTTGCTCGAAGTGCGGAAAGAATTTGTGGGAAGACCTAATTAACCCAGCACGCCGTCGGTGGGTAGCCAAGTACCCAGATCGGAAGTATTCCAGTTACCAAGTCAGCCCCTGGGATGTGCCGCATTATAATAAGCCGTCTGAGATCGTTCTGCAGATGAAAGACTACACTCGCCACATGGACTTTATGAACTTCGTGGTTGGTCTTGATTATCAAGATTCTGACTCGGTGTTCTCTTTGGAACCGTTCAATGATTCCAACGATACGAAGTTCGTCAGCCCCGACAAGATGGAAGGCAACTTGTCGTTGGGAGGCCACCGGCTTTGTGCCGGGATGGACGTTGGCAAGGCATGCCACTTTATGGTGGGGTATCCGACTGAGACGGGCATGAAGGTGGTCTATGCGGAGGAGATCAAACACACCGCACAGACTCCTGGCAAGCAGCGACTATTCAAACTTCTGAAGATGTTCAACATTCAATACTTCGTTATGGACTCCGGCCCTGACATCACGTTGGTTAGAGATGCACTAGAGTTCTGCAAGATGAACGGTATCCGAGCGTTTGCTTCTGAGTACGTGAGGACAGTAGGTTTGGAGAACTTCCAGCCGAACCAGGAAACTCAGATCGTTAAAGTAAACCGCACTGAGACACTGACTCAGTTGATGAAATCCCACAACACCCGCAACATCCAATACCCCGCCCAAGGCACGCACTCTGTAATGCACACGGTTAAGAATCAGGTCACAGCCCTGAAGAAGATCGTTCGGGAGCTGGACAGCGGGGAGATGCTGGAGCAGTTCGTGAAAACTGGCCCTGACCACTTTGGCCACACAATGAACTACTTGAACATCGCTGTGCAGATGGCGTCGGGCGGATTGAGTATGAGTTCTGTCGTTGGTGCCAACCCGATGGTGAAGCGCATTAAGATGCGTGGAGGGAGTAGCCGGGAGACGCAGCGCAGGATATACGGGGAGAGTTATGTTTAGCCCTCATTTTTGGAGAGTCCTATGTTTGTGTTCGCTTTAGTAGCCGTAAGCCTCTTATCAATTTTTGGAAGCATGTTATCGGCACTGGTACTGACTTGGATACTTGCTCTTGACGTAGATAAGTATGGCTACTTCATGGTGCCAGCAGGTCTCATTGCCATTGGGCTTAACTTCATTATTTGGCAAGGGGTAAACCCATGAACTACTTGGCCGAAGCTGCCACAGTCCTCCTTATCAAGTTTTGGTGGAGTATTCTAAAGTTTCAGGATGTTCGTAAGCGGTTTTAAACAGCCATCTGTAATCTAGGAGAGCCTTATGCAACCGCATCAACAACGTGTAATTCAAGAACGTGACGAGCTCAAGACCAAGGCCACCGCCTTGAGCGAGTTTATTGGAACCAGCCCTGTGTTTGAAACCATCGACCCAGATGAGCAGGAGCGTCTGAAAGAGCAATGTGAGATCATGTGGCAGTATTTCGAGATTCTGGAATACCGTATTGCTGCGTTTAGTTAACACAGGATATGATGTTTGCATTCCCTCACCAAACACAATAGAATCTCCACATACTGATCAGGATTAACGAATGGGACTTCTCGCACGATTCCAAGAATGGCGGTCAAGCTCTCAAACGAGAAAAGCTGGAACCGACATCAAACTCCCTACCCGCCAAGCGGGTAAAGTTCGTTCTGCCACCTCTACCAGTGGGGATCGTGGGCAGGATATTGCGAATCCCAAGGCTCAATTTATCGAGGAACTCAGTGAGGTTCTGCGTAAACGTGGCGATGCCACTTCGATTTTACGCGCACTAGCTTCTGATGATGGGCTGCTCTCCAACGCTGTTTACAGCATCGTACAAATCGCAAACTCTGGTTACAAAACCATCGCATACGACCAGTCTTCCTCTGCCGCAAGTTACGACGGCACGATGGCGGCTCAGCACGTCATGGCTCGGATGGATACTCTGAATGATTACACCAAAGGTTTCAATCACAAGCGGACGATTCAGGGCCTTGTGGAATCACTGCTGCGTGAAACTGCCTTAACAGGCGGGTGTGCTCAGGAACTGGTGTTGGATTCCTTCTACCTGCCTGAACGCCTTCAGATGGTGGCGTACAACACGCTGGTGAAGAAAGCTAACGGACTGGGAGGTTGGTATCCAGTGCAACGTCAGCCTAATACGCCGGAAGTTGAGTTGAACATCCCGACCTTCTTTGTCGGTGAATCGAATTTAGAAGCAGAAGACCCTTACGCATACTCCATGTTCCGTGCGGGTCTATCGCAGTCGTTTATGATGCAGGAGTTTATGGAGGATACTCGTCGTGCCGTCCGTAAATCAGGCCATAGCCGACTCACTGCCAAACTGATCGCTGAGCAAGTCAAAGCCTCCGCCCCCCTTGCTATTCAGAACGACCCCGCCAAATTAGCCAACTACATGACGACCGTAAAGGATGAAGTGGAGAGAGCATTGGCAGGGATCGAGCCGGATGATGCAGTAGTGTCTTACGATAGTGTG